AAATACTTGACCAATGTTTGTATTAAGAGTTACCTCTTGTCCATCAGGATTAGTTCCAGTATGGCTAACTCCATAGACTTCTTGAAAGAATGGTACTAATTCTTCAGGGTCTTGACCAGTATCTCCTGAATTAACTCTTTCATATTCATTCAATGTATCTCTTTGAGCCTCTACATATTCACTAACCATTTCATCTTGAATTTTTTCATATAGGCGATTTCTTAAATCTTCATTCGCTTTATCGTTAGCCGCTTGGTCCTCGTACTCATACTTAGCCTCTTGAAAAGCCTCTTCGACTCTTTCATCGATTCCTTGAGTTGCATCAGCATAAAGGTCAGAATCATTTTCAACAGTAAGTTTTAATTGTTCATCGCTATATTCCGTGTCACCTTTTAGAACATTATCTAAATCCTCTAAAGATGGACCGAGACCACGCATCTCTTCAATGCGACCAATTTCATCCTCGGTAAAACCTCTAGCCCAGTTTCCATGCTCGGACTGGTCGTGTTCACCATGTTTGAATACGGGTTTTAACCCAAAGTCAAAATAAATTACTTTGAGGGTTTTGCTAACTTCGCCCAAATTTCTTTGGCGTAAGCGTCTATCTGCTCGTCCGTCATGTTCGACATATCGGGCAGTTCTACTGCTTCGAGTTTTTTCGATGCCACCTGTTCCTCCTGTTTCTACTTCTTTGAAGTTTGCTACATCCCAAATTGAGATTTGGTCGCGGTCACGACCACGGGCAGTAGCCTCTCCTTCATCCATGATGTTTTCCGATACATCAAGATAGACCTGTCCGTCATCCTGATTATGCCATAAACCGAGGAAGTTTTTCCCAGTTGCTAGGTCGGATTTATGTTGTTTCATGTATGAAGAAAGAATCTCGGCGCCTTTACTCTCATCGAAGAAGTCATCAGCCTTGACAATCGCCGCGTACTTCTTGCCCTTGGCAACCATAAAGCCCTTAGTAGGCTCAGAACCGTCCTTGAGGCTTACTGAGAGACCGCCATTCTCCTTGACCCTATCAAGGACAGAGCGAACCACATCAGGGGCTACCTCGACCCCGTGCGCCCATGAGCCGTGTGATGACTGGTCGTGGTCGCCGTGTTTGAAAACTGGTTTGTATCCAACAGGCAAAGCGATTTCGATACTCATTTACGGCGCCTATCGGGAGGAATTATTACCATGGTACAGCGACAGTTGGGATGAACTCTGCCTGGGGTTTCATGACCGCTGGAGAATGTTTCGTTCCAAGGAACTATCTCTCCATCTAGTTCATTACAAATATCGCAAGTGCGTTCATCTTGAGCAATGACCCACATCTTTTGCGCTTCAACATCTACATAACCTTGTTGCGCCGCTTGGTTCCATCCTTCTTGGCGTCCTTCATTCTGAGCAATCTGAATCTCTGTACGAGCAATCATGGAGGCTCGTTTGCTTTTGAGAGAATTTGAATAACGAGTAGAGCGTTCTATTGCGCGAGCGCGAGCCGTTGCTTCTTTAAGACCACTCTTAACTAAACGGTCAAACTCTTTCTTTTCAAAGTTAGTAACTGCTTTTGCCCATTGAGGATGAAGCCCTACAACATTTTTAATTCGACGGGCTGTTGCTCTGTAATCTAATTGCTCATTAAAGGCATCAATGATTGCTTGACGAACTGAGTTGCGGGTAAGGGCATCAATCGAGACTATCAACTCTCCAGCACGACGCTGAGCAAAGGCTAAAGAGTTTGGGTTTGTCTTATCAAAAGACATTACAAATTCAACTTTAGGTGGCTTAGGTTGCGCCCATGCAGGAAGTTTGGTGAACTCCATGTTAGCCATTGCTGGTTTGTTATCTACTTTTACCTTGGTAGGCAAGAAGGATGGCAATGCTAACTTCGGGGCAATGCTTTGAATTTGCTCAATCGCATCTTTACCGCCAAGGTCGATAGAAGTTAAAAGTGTTTCTTGAATTCTTTTTTGATTGGCAATAGTAATTGTTTCAAGCAAACGCTCTAAAGTTTCAGGGTTCATATTGCGAAGCAAACTTTCCAGTTGCTTCATAGAGATTTTATCCGTGGCTCGCTGAATAGATTCGTAGAGAGTACGGGCAAGCGCTTGCTCTTGAGGTGTTAGAGGGACTCGCTTATTTCGCGCCTTAGCAAAATGAATTGCCATCTCTAACCAACTTCAGGAAGTTTCGGAGCCTGAGTTTGAGTAGGAGCAGGAGGTAATTCTTCTTCGCCCGATGTTGTTGGTTCTTCAGGCATAGGAGGCATCCCTTCGCCTTCAGGCATAGGAGGCATACCAAAATTCTGTCCATCATGTTCGGCAGGTGGTAGACCAGCCAAGTCGCGTAGATACTCTTCCAACTTAGGGTCAGGAACTATTGCACCTGAAGCAACCAAGTTACCAACGAATCCAGCAATCTCATTCAAATCAACATGGCTTACTTCGCCGTATGTTAGATAAGGAGCGCGAGAAGCATCCATGCCGTTAAGTTTTAATAGGCGTGGGATAGCGTGTTGGTTTATTACTTCAGCAATGTTCTTAGCGATTGAATCAACTGACATTGACCACAAATCCATCTTGGAAGTTCCGAGAGCATAAGAGCCAACTCGGTCAGAGCCAAGAAGAATAAAGTCAGAAAGGATTGACATAGCAATTCTTTGGTCATAGCGCTGAATAATCTTGTCTGTATCGAACTGGCGAGAACCGCCTGAAGATAAAAGAACTAAATCAAATACTTTGTGTCCTTGGTCGTCATACATAGAAGGCATGACGATTCCTTCTTGCTCGTTACGCTTGATAGATGTAACGATGTTTTGAATAGTTGCTAGAACTGAGGCTTGCTCGACTGTTGCAGTAGATGAAAGAAACTCAGGTGGCACATAGGCAACTGGCAAACCTGCTAAGTCACGCTCAATACCGATTGCTTCGATTTCCTCAATACGGCGCTTGAAGTACCAAGAGCGGTAAGCGTTACGAAGGATTGAGCGACCTTCAGGGTTATTCTTTTGTGAACTGGTACGGAATAGCAAAGACTTTTCGATTGGAATGTGGTGGATACCGCCCGAGGATGGGTCTACTTGAACCATTCCTTGAATTCCGCCGTCATCATCCATCATCCATCGGAATAAAGTTTCTTGGGCGCGGATAGGCATTTTGCGCCAGCCGACACGACCATCATTAAATTTAGATTTACGCTGAGGGTCTTTGCTATCTCCCTCGCGGACTTTGTAAACAATTTCGTGGTATGAAAAACCAAAGACCAACATTGAAAGCATTTGAGATAAAGCAGAGTCCCAAGACTCGCTCATATCGTGGAGACAAGATTCTACAAACGCCGCTACTTCTTTATCTTCAGGAGAAATCTCTCCATCTTTAGAATTATCAGAGTACGGGTCGATGCGCCATTCAAGACGAGTAATAACTTTTTCGATTGCGAATAACATTGAGCCGATAGTCGGGTCGTTGTCCGCCATCTCTCGATAGATTCTTGCACCGCGTTGTCCGCGGAGATTGACTAGGAATTCTTCAAAAATGGTACCGCCTGAACGACGCAGACCAGTAGAGCCGAACTCTTGTAAGTCGGGCGTTATTTTCTCAGCCATCTAACCCTCTACTCTTTGGTTGCTAATCCTACGACGATTGCGACTGCCTGTTCTTGATTAAATCCCGCCTTTACTAACTCTGAGAACAACTCATGAGTTTGAATGGCGAAAGCCCCTAAAACAGACACGACACCTTCACTATTGGGTGAAAGGTTATCGTACACCCGTCGATTATACCGCTAGGCGAATTTAGCCTTTTTATTCTCCGTCTAAGACAAATTCAAAAGAGTTAAGTCTTTTGTTGGTAATGTCCAAAGAAGATTTCAAAGCCAATTCTCTATCGCCAACCTGAGCGAATAGACGGTTTTCTAATTCGCCACCGATAGCATCAAAACGACGGAAGTAGATGTTGTAAGGCAAAGCATTTTCCTGAATGTTTAATTCAATCTCGATATACTCTTTTAGAGCAATCTCTTTTGAGATAAACGGTTTGCCATTGGAATCAACAACTACTTTCGCACCTGCTAATTCCTTTGTGAAGAAATCAGTCCAAGCCATTTACAACCCCTTTCGAGAGTTTATTAACCCTAATAATACTACATCAGGGTTAGAAAGGGAACGACTCAGGAGCCTCGGGTTCTTTCTTCCATGTCGGAGCGCTCCAAGGGTCTACTTCGGTGTCGCCCTCAGCATTACGGCGGACATCGACTACTTGAACTGTATGGCGCTTTAAGTCCACGCCAACATTAAAAGCGGTCACGGTCATCTTGCCCTTTTTCTCACCCGTGGTTTTGTCGTCCCAAGATTCCCATACTGCGGTTCCTTGAATGATTACGCCCATTCCCTTTTTCAAAGAATCGGCAACATTTTCTGCAAGTTTGTTCCAGCACTTAATCGACCATGGAGTGACATCGGTATTTTCCCAAGTGCCATCAGGTTTCTTTTGTGACTTAGATGAAATGATTGTGAAGGTTGCCATTGCTTTACCGTTAGGGGTAAAGCGCAACTCAGGGTCGTTGGCTAGGTTTCCTGCTATTGCTATTGCGGTCATGCTATGTGCCTCTCATTCGATATTGGTTTGGCGATTATGTTTAGTTGTTTTCTTATTCTGTCGCGTTCTTTAGTAGATGTTCCACCCCAAATGCCGACTACTTTGTAATGTAACGCATAGGTCAGACATTCTGTTTTCCATACGCATCCATTACAAATCTTCTTCGCTTTCTTGTTTTCCTCCGTTATCAAATTCTTCTCGGGGAAAAAGTAATCCGTCTCCAAGCCCCAGCAACTCGCTCCCTCGAACTTCCAAGGCATCAAAATTTTCTGCATCAAGTTCCTCTCCGACAAGTAAGCGATTAGGGGAAGTGGCGTCTAACTTAGCCAATACTCTTCCATTTCGCCATACCTTGCCACCAACAATTCCATCATAGAAATTTGGCTTAGGCTGTACTAGAGATTCACACTCTGCCCAAAAATAACAGCGTGAACAATAATTTAACGCGGGTTGTGCTAAATCTAAATTGAATTGGTCAAAGAGCCAAGGGTCGGCTTCCCGACATGGCGCTTGAGATGTAAATGAACCCATGTATAAAGGTTATCTTGAGAGTTCTTTATTATCGATGATTGGAACATCTTTGCGTGTCGCCCAATCTCCAAATCGCTCCCTAATCAAATCGTTAAGTAATGTGATTCTTTCTGCTTCATTCATTGGTCGGTTTGTCTCTGAGTCCGACATCATCATTCCCCTCCCAGTTTTTTAATCCATGATGAACTAATCCAAGGTGACGCCAATCAGGATTTTGGTCATCGGCAAGAGTCAGCGTCCAATAATCTTTGTCGCCCTCTCCCATCCACTCGGATACGAGAACCCATCCTGTACAAATCGCTGGTTCAACAAAGGCGATGCGCCCGATTTCGGCGAGCGCATCGTCTATTGCTGAAGGTTTTTTCTGTTCTTCATTTCCCATTTAGGGAGGTTAGTACCAAAAATTTCTTTCCCAAAAGCGCCACGCCGAGCAAGGATTGGAATATCTATGCTCGATATAAACGAATCCGCGGGTTACTTGTTCCTCGACTGATAAATCAGGGTTGAGTCCAAGTATCTGCGGGATTCCGCCAGCGTTAAGTTTTTCTCCATTTTGGTACACGGGTGTTTTGTTATAGGCATTGGGACGCCAGTTTGATTCTTTCGTCCACAGCGATAGCAAACATTCCCATTGAGCAGGAGTATCCCAACCGTAAGCATCGAGACGCTTCTTAGCGAACTCTTTGGATGCTTCAGGTGTGCGTTCAACCAGTATTGGTTTCATGATTACTTCAACCGCTTGGGCTGGTTCGTCAGGCGGGATGTGGAATGGATTTATGAATACAAATCCGATAATAAATAATGCGACTGGAACTGGTTTAGAAATAACTTTTTCATAGAATCGCATATTCCTCCATTGTTAGGGGTGAACATTTATTCGCTATTGGATATAGCGCTTCTTTGTTGTCAGTATTGGACTGACCTCACTTTGGCGAGTAGGTGTTTTGCGAACCTGATTTAAGGGTACATCATGGAGATGAATGACTGTCAATAGTTGAGCGTCGGTGGCGGAGCAATACAGTCACGCTAGAGA